GGCCATTAACATCAGTCCAGCTACCTTGCGAAATAGTTGCTTCAAGTAATCTGGTGCTGTTGTCAAAGTCAGAATCAAACTTAGCAATGCGCTGAGCTTTATCTCTTTCAAGCTCTGCTTTGTATGCGGCATTGAGCACGGTGTTGCCATGCGTGGCCATAGTTGCGCGGAACTTAATCGAAGCCTCTGGGTCAATATTGGCCAGTGATTTTGCAAATCCATTTGACATGGTTGCAATCTTGGCTTGTACTTGATTAGAGGTTATTTTCCCAGCTTCCACTTCTGCCAATAATTTTGTCAGCTCATTACGGCCTTCAATTTCAAAGTGGCCAGACAGCTCAAGGCTGCGAGCCTTGGCAACTGCCTTGGCAAAATATCCTGTCGAATTTACGGTCGGTATTTGACCCGCCTGTCCATTTGGCCCCATGAACCAACCTTCTGGGTTGACGCCATCTTTAGCCAACTGCACTTGTTCAGATGTCAGTGGATTTTCTGCAGCAAACTGCAAGCCTTCTTGCTGGCGCATTTCCGCTGCAGCTTGAAATGTACTTGCGCTCATACGATCAAGAATCTGAGCCAGCTGGCTTGCGCCTTGAGCAGCCACACGCGGCCCAATGTAATCAATCGATTGTGGTTGCACCTGCACCATTGGCACATTGCCAGCACCGCGTATTTGGATTTGTCCAGATTCAATTCTTTGTGTGGTCATGGCTTATGTACTCGTAATTGTTTTGTATCCTTGGGCTAGACCTTGAGACAATGTCGCGTTAGCAAGAATACCACCAGACTTACGCACAGCGGCACCAGCAAACTCACCTTGTGCAGCTTGGCCGCGAGCACTATACAAGCTCAACATGTTTTGTATATCAGTAGATTGCAGCATAGCCGTTGCGTCTTCAAATCCCATGACTCGCGCAGTCAATGCATTCAAGTCTGCAATGCCAACATCACGCATGGTGGCCGCCACGTTTTCACGCTGCACCGCCTGCACAGAACCTTCACCCAACACGACACCACTTGCAGCAGCTCTTGCTCGTACAGCAGCATTGGTTGCGCGCATATTCTTCAACAAAGTATTGCCGGCAATCGTGTAATTCTGCGCTTCCATTTCGGCACGCTTGAGTGTGCGCCCGGCTTGAATAGTCGCGTACTGCTCTGACATCTCAGCGCGTACTTGAGCCACAGCCAGCGTGTCACGGGCTTGCAGCAAGTAACTTGTTTGCTGATTGATCGCTGCAGCTTTTTGCGCCTCTGATGCCCCGTATGCGTTGAGTATTCCAGCAACACCCATCACTTGTCCACCAGTGATAGAGAAGTCTTTGCTCATCATGTAAGTGACTGCGCCGCCAGTAAGTGAGCTTGATGTATCTACTGCCATGTCATGTCCCTGAGAAAACAGCTACGCGGTAATCCAAGCCAAGCAGGTTCATCTTGACTGGCAGATCTTGCGCGACCTCAATCGATTGCTCGCGGCTGTATCCAAGCACACCATTCACGCGCTTGATGCCGGTGAACTCTGGTATTGGGTCATCCAGCAGCGGGTTGTCAAACAACCGGAAAGCCACGGGTTGGTCGTTGATGAGCAGGTTTTGTGTCTCGTTCAGCACGGCGCTGATCTCAACAATGCGCTTCTTGAATGACACCCGGCTGCCTGTCTGCAGCTTGACTTCAGCAGGCATGGTCTTGACATAGACCGTGATTGGCAGGCCAACCTCATAGCTGGTCACTGACTCGCGGTCAAAGGTCACGGCACCACTACCATTCACAGTCTCATTGCTTTGTGGTGAACCATCGCAAATCACATTGAGCGACTTGCCAACATGAGGCAATCCGCTGCCAACACCGCTAGCTGAACCACCCACAAAAGCACAGTCGGTGAAATACTCATAGCCAAAGAGCTCAATGAAGTACCTGTCAACGCTGTTGAACGTGCGCTTGGTCACCACATAGATTGCGTTCACATCCACACCAACATCAATGTAGGAACCATCTGTAATGAACTCAGATGGACTGGTAACCTGTTGGCTGCGCATGATGCTGAACACACCCATGCTGCCATCATCTGTGTTGGTCATCAACAGCAAATCAGCTTCCTCGGTGCTTGATGCCTTGCGCAGGGCCACGCGCTGTGGCCCCTTGAGCAGGTGGCCAGACAGTAGCGAGATGCGCTGGGTGATGTAGGTCAATTGTGTGTCGTTAAACACAAACTCGTTGAGCGACTTGCCTTGGCGCTGGATATAGATGGATCCAGACTCAACCGATTGCACGCGGGTGCCGGGTTTGATGCCATTGCGACTCACGTTCTTGAATGTAAACGTCAGCGGTGTAACTGGGTCGGTGCCCTGCTGCGGCACATAGAACTCACCGCCAGTGGTGAACACTTGGAAGTCACGCGAGCTGATGATGTCAGTGATCACGTTCAAATCATTGGTGTCGAGTGTGGCCTCGACCGCGTCATCATCCAACGATTCACTTGGCACAAAGTCAAAGAACAAACCAATCTTGGATCCCCAGATTGTGGATGGCCGAGACTTGCTGCCACCAAAATACAGGCGGCCTTCGTGGAAAGTCACAGTACGCGGCCAACCTTTGGTGCTTGACCATACATCTACATAGCCGTGCTCAATCTCCCAACGCCCAGCATCAATGGTGGTTGTGTTGAAAAACGGGTACTCAGTAATGGCCTCAACAACCGTTGCAGAGATATAGCGAACAACTCTTGCTCTGCCCTGCGGCTGCACATTCACATACTGGTTAACCGAATCTGTTGTCCAAGTGGTTATGCTGTATGTGCTTGTATTGTTTGGCGCGGTTGTCCATGCGCTGTCTACCGTTGCGACCTTTGTAGATCCAACATAGTCTTCAATGATCCTGATTTGCCCGGCCCCTGTGCCACCAGTAATCGTGATGTACAGCCCGTTGTAGTAATCGTCAACCGCAGATGAAGCAGACTTCAGCGTGATGGTTGTGCTGGCTCCAGCTTGAGCGGTGCCAGTATCATGTTTTGAGCTTGTTGTTGTGAGCGTAACATTGCCACTTACAGCCGACGGTGTTAATGTCTCTGAAGTGTTTGTATGGTAATCAATGTTGAACGCATACTTAGGAATTGAATCAAATGTGATTGATGTTGCCGTCCACGCAGTGTCACTGGTGCGGGTAATACGCACCGGCTGCAGATCTGGATGCACCACAATCAATGTGTCGGCAGACTGAGTCCAACACATATCGTCAACGATAGAGCTTCCAATGGTAGTGGTCAGGTAGCTGTTACCACTGCCATTGATGTTTGTTTGTACTACGCCATTCTTGATGATGTACATGCGATTGTGGGTAAAGCACAGCATGTAACTGTCATCCACACTGAACTGAAATGGCACCAAGCGAACCCCGTTACCAGCAGATTCGGTGCTGGTATTTGGCAATTCAAATATATGCTTGGTGCCGGGCCTGCGACGCAAGCCACCTTGGGGTTGGATCAATACGTTGGTTGCTTTAGCCAAGGCGTTGTTGTAGGCCTGCAAATCAACCCGAGCACGCAGCAAAGGGTCAAGCTCGCCTGTCGCAAAGTTGGTTGTGAACTCTACAAAGCGTGGCATCAGTTCCTCACCGCAATCAAGCTGTAGTCTTCAATGATGCGCACAGGATTGTTCTGGCCATCGATCTGGGTGGCAGTGCGAAAGAAGCCGCCTCGACCGTTCTCAGAGATATCGCCTGTGGCCACACGCTGCCACTTGGCAGCTTTGTCTTGTTGTTCAGTGATTGTTTCAGCAATGTGCCATGCCACCATGTACTTGAGCAGCTGCACAAAGTATTGGGGCATTGCGTACTCAGGCACGCTGAATTGGTAGTCAATGTAGACGCTGGTCAGGTTGGTGAGCAGCTTGTCGCCTTGAATCTCCCAGTCCTTTTGCACTGGGCTGCCTTGTGCAGCACTGTTGTACACGGCACGCGGGTTGGCCAGCTTGTCGCCCGGCAGCTGATATTCGTAGCGCCAGACAGTTGTTGGGGTGGTGATGAGCTGAGCCAGCTGCACCTTCTTCATGCCAAAGCTCCACGGGTACATAACCAAGGTGGAGTCGCGAATGTCTGGGTAGAGTCGGTCGCAAACGCTTGACTCGTCAGTGCCATCGTTAAAAGACGAAATAGCCTTGGCTCCAATTAAGAGCAAGGCATCAGAGCAGATCGATACACCAGTGTCGCCAGCAGCCATTTGAACCTCTCAATGTGAGAAGGGCCAGCCTCCGAATAACTCAGTGGCTGGCCCAACTATTCTGGCACCGATTTAGTCAGTGTCAGTTGCAGTTACGGTCACGCCGTCAGTGATGTCAACAACTCCACCAGAGTTGCTGTTCACATAAGCGGTAGACATTACTGGAGTGCCGCCTGTTGCGGAGTAGCAGAAAATCAAATCGCCGACCTTGAGGATCGATGAAATTGAGTTGAAATACCCAGAAGCGCGGATCACACTTTGTGCGTCAGTGCTGGTGTAGGTATAAATTGCAGGCGCATTACCGGCCTTTGATTGGCCACCAATTGCGTTAAAGCCAGTGCTTGAAAATGCCATGTCAGTCTCCTAGATTAAGTTTCACGGCAGGTGATCTTGACGATACCTTCATCGTCAATGGCGACAGCGCCAGCACTGAAGACCTCGTTCACCAACCAAGAAGTCTTCTCGGCGATGTAGTTGATCTCGGTGCGCATGCCGATACCTTCACCGTAACCCACGGCATCCTTGTGGAATGCGTAGCAGGTGCGGTCAAGTGAACCGTCGATTGGCAAACCACCTTCAGTGCGGTCACCCAACACATGGAACTCAAAGCCCAAGAATGTGTTGATGTCACCTTGCACCAGCGCTTTGACGCTGTTGAAGTCTGAGCTGGTTACGCTGGTTTCGGACAACAAGTTGGCCAAACCATTGCCATGGATGATGATGTGACGGCCATCAGGCGGCACATTATTTTTGTCCAACAAGCGTTTTGCTTCGCGCAGCTTGGCCACGTTCATGTTGGTTGTTGCGCCACCAATGCTGTTGGCAACAGTCAAGCTGGTGCTGGAAGCATTGAGTGCATCCAGAATCATTTGGTCTTGACGGCGGCCCATAGCGCCAGCAACCACTTGCACCAACTCTTGGCGCTCGTCGAAGTTGACTTTGGCTTGGCTGAAAATGTCGCTGTACTCTGCTGCGTTGTAGTCTTGCAACGTCAAAGTGACGGTACTGAAACCTACGTTCAGAGGGGTGACATCAGTTTGGGGAACGCGGATGGTGGCAACGCCACGACCCACTTTGGGGAACTTAACAGTTGAACCTTCGACTCCACGACGCTGGCGAACCGCCGGAACCAACATTGCCTTACCTTGGTAGGCTTGTTTGACTTCCGCGTCGAAGAGGGTAACGAAGGCATTGCTTAAAGAAATGCTCATTGGGATACCTCATTCGGTTGTTGAAAAACAGGGTTCTCGCGCCGGTAAGCCTGATAGTCAGGGCCGAATGCTTGCTGGTATCGCCAGCCAATCGTCAGCATCCACTGCGGTAAGGGTCGGTTGCCCGGTAGGCCTTGGCGCGATTGTATGACTTTTTTGCAACAACGCAATAGGTGCGTTTGGGTGTTGCACAAAAAAGACCCAGCCGGAGCTGGGTCAAGGGCAACTGCTTGCCTTGGAGAGATTATCGAAATGTTGCTTGGAACATCTTTTCTACTTTATTGCGGTAGGCAGGGTCGCTCTTGTAGCGCGGATCTTGCACCATCTGGTAGAGCTCGTCTTTGCTGGGTGCGCCTTCAAGCGGGGCGCTCTGAATTGGAACCCGGCCTTCGTAGGCTTCACGCACCTTCATCAATGCGGTGATGCCGCGAGCGGTGCCGCCCATGATTTTGAATTCTTCAAAGTCGTCTTTTGACCAGACACCCTTGTTGACCAAGCCGCGAGCCCAGTCCACCATGCCATTCACGATTGCATTGCCATTTGGCCCCAGCTGTTTCATCTCGACTGCCGGGTCAACCATGTCGCCTTGCATCAGCTCACGCGCTTGGGTCTGCAAGTTGCCAACCAAGTCGTCAAATGCAGCCTGCGACAAGCCATTTTCTTTGGCCCAACTCGAAAGGGTGGTGGCAATAGGGTTGGTTTCAGCTTCCTCGCCAAAGGCTTTGAGATCGTATTTGCCGTCAGCTGGCGCTTTGTGTTTGCCTTGGCTGATCTGCTTGCGCAAATCTGACCAGCTCTTGGCAATGCCTTCTAGGTCGGGCTCGTTGGAGTCCTTCTTCCAGAAGTTTTCTGGCCAAAAGTCTGGCCGCTCCAGCGGTTCATCAGGTGCTGGCGCATCTGATGCCGTGGCCTTGTGGTCAATTTCGACCGCTTGTGTGTTGTCAGGTTTGGTGTCGTCGCTCACTTGCACGTTGTCAAGTAGGCCGGTTGCACCGGGCTCGACGGTTGCTGTGTCTGTCATAGTTTCCTTGCTTGGTTGATCCGTACCTCAATGTCCCGCACCACCGTCCTTTGCCCTTCAGCAAAGAAGGCGTGTGAGGGGTCTGCGCCCGGCACGGCGATGGGCACATTCACATACATGTCTTTGAGCCACTGCAGCAGCTTTTGACCATCCTCTGAGCTGAACACCCGTAGAGTCAAACGCGCCAAATCTTCGCGCTGCTGAGCTACGTCCCGGATATCTTCGGTTTGACCAATTGCATTGATTTCGTCCCAGCTCATTTTGCAGGTGGCTCCATAATTTCATCAGGCCCAGCAAAGGGAGACAAGCCAGATTTAATTCTTGTTTTGGCGTGCTCATAGGCTTTGTCCATGATTGATGGCGGCATATTGTTAAAAAATTTTTTACTTTTAATGTCTGTATTTAACAGGTAATTAAGTTCTTTTTTGGTCAGGGTTGGGACAATCAAGGGTATTTCCATTTCCTTGCCGTCCATGCCTACGCCTACAGAAATCTCTGTAGACACATTCCCATCTGGTCGCTTGAGCTCACCAAAAAAGCCCATGCCTTTGGCTTCTCCACTTGGCCGGTTTCCATAATCCATTACATTGCTCCTTGTGGTGCGGGTAGGGCTTGTGTGCCTGCGCCAGCTTGGGCCTGCATGACCATGGCCTGTGCCATAGCCTGCTGCTGCTGTTGGTTGCGCATCTCTTCCATGAGCACAGCGCGCTCTGCAGCAGTGTTTCGCACGGCTGCTGGCACGCCCAACTTGTCGGCGAGGTAGTCCACCAGCATGTCGGTCTTGATGGCCAGCTGGCCGTCGGTGCCCAAGCTCTGGCTGATTTGCATGTACTGCATGATGGCGTTGACCTCTTCCATGTTCTGAGCCATGGCCAGCGGGGCCACTGGGGTGACCTTGACCTCCAACCCGTTGACCCGCAGCGGCATGTCGATCAGGCCGCGCTCATCCATCACTTCCAAAATCTTGGAGGTGACAGGGATCATAGTTTCGTTGATCAATCGGCCAAAGGCAGAGCCCAAGTTCTGGGCCAGCTCTTTCATGCGCTCGACGATTTCGGTGGCTGATCGTGCGCTCATGTTGTCTGGCGGCAGCGACTCATCCAGCAAGATGCGCTTGACGTTGGAGCGCAGGTCGTTGATCACCAGCTGCGACACGTTGAAATCGCCAGAACGGGGCAGGGGCAGCAAGGCGGGGCCTTGTGAGCCGCCATTGCGTGCCACTGGGATGATGGCACCCGGCACGATCTTGACCGTGTTGGGATTGAGCACCCCGTCGTCTGCAGCGGTGTAGACACCTGCCACGGCCAGCGATGCGTTCTTGAGCAGCAGCTCAATGGTCTTGTTCAGCGTCTTGATGTCGGGTAGGGCGGTCATCAGTGGGCCGCGACCGTAGATCTCGCCTGCCACCTTCATGTACCGGCTGATCACCCACGGGCTCATCTTGCGACGGCGGTAGACCAGCTCTTGCTTGGATGTCTTGTCAATAACGTGGTAGCAGTAGTCACCGCGCTTGTGGTCATAGATGGTGGCTTCCAGCAACTCAATGTCATCGGTTGGCTTGGCATCAATGCGGCGCTGCATGTCATCAGGAATCTGGGCATCTGGCCACTGGCGCTGGATGCTCTCGCCCTTCATGCGCATGCGGCGGTAGACGTTGTCCACCTGACCGTTGGCACCCTCCTCGTAGCTCACCAAGAAAAGAGGCACGGGGATGAAGTTCAAGGGCTGCACATCATCACCGGGTTGCACCATCATGCAGGCGGTGCCGACCGCTAGATCCAGCAAGAACTCGCCCATAGCGATGTCAAAGTTGGACTGGTTCAGCATGGTGAACATCTTGTCTTGATAGACCTCAAGCACGGCCTGCGCTTGCTGCTTTTTCTCTGGAGGTATATCCGAGCCAGCTTCCAGCTTGGCCCACTTGCGCTGTGGCGGGAAGACGACAGACTGCAGCCGGTTGGCAAACCGCTGGGTGGAGTTGATGGCGGTCGAGTCAAAGACGCGCTGCATCTTCTTGGAGCCGACAGCGCCGCCTTCCCACACGCCGTAGAGCTGGCGCTGGGGTAGGGCGAATTCGTAGGCATCTTGGTAGAGCTGCTGGAATTCATCCTTCTTGGCTTGAGCCGCAACCTGACGCTTCAAGATCTCCTCTGGGGTCAGGCGCATGCCACCGGACGGGTTATTTTTTGCGTATTCCATATCAATCCTTTTGCAATTCGTACTTCTCCAACATGCTGCGGCCCTTGGCTGCCAGCCTTGCAGCTGCGCCAGCTGTGCGCGGCACCGGCTCGCCCCATGCATTGGCGGCCAACGCCAGCCGGGTAGGCTTGCCCTTGTCGTCCACCAGCGGCCCACTTGGGTTTGTGTAAAAGCGGGTCAAGAATGAGCCCTTGCGTCGAAGTGCTTGGCCAACTGGGCTCTTGTCTTTGACACCGGGCTGCAGGTTCTTGCTTTCACCAGAGCTTTCAAACTTGCGCCGACCGGCTTCAGTCAAGCCACCCTCTGGATCCTTGTACTTGCTCACTTCTTTTCTCGCGCCGCAGCCATGTTGTCGATCAAGTTGGGATAGGGTCGGCCAGCCTTGGCAGCCCGGCGCATGGCGTTGCGCTTTTCAGCCGACGACATTTCCTTTGGCTTGCCTAGTTCTTTGGGCCTTGGCTTTTCCCAGACTTCTTTTTCCATATCAGTCTTCTTCCTTTTCGTCTGTGATTGGGCCACCCACCAACCATGCATCACAGGTGCGAGTGTCGGCACACTTGAAGTGCAAGAGCTCGCAGTAACCAAGGCCAGCCGATTCGATCACATCCTCGTCATAGCCAGCCTCTTGTTCTGGGCGCTTGGCCTCAATGCCTGCTTTGATGCAGTCCAGCATTTGCTTTGTCACAATGAATGCCGAGCAATTGCCGCAGCGCATACCCATGGCTTCGGCCACTGTGGTGTTGAGCATGACTGACTTTTTGAGCCAGAAGACCTTGTTGTGTTCAGTGTCGTTGGGGTTTGCCGGGCCATACCCATAATGCTCAAATGCAAAATTGCGAGCCTTAAGGTTTTCTGCCAAATCGCGAGTAGCAATAGGACAAGAATATTCTTCATCCTCCAGCTCTACTTCCATCAACATGGCGCGTTTGGTTGCCATCACTTACCCTTCTTTAACTTGTCTGCTTCGCTCATGGCAATGGCAATGGCTTGCTCGCGGCTGCCAACCTTGTCGCCGCTTGAACTTTTGAGCTTGCCAGCCTTGTATTCGCGCATGACTTTATGTACCTTGTCTTGCATTTTTGCTTTCATGTCTTTCATCATTGAGCTCCTGAGAGTAATGGTCTGGTGATTTTTCGAGATACAGCGCCAAGCCTTGCTGCCTTACGCTCGCCCACCTCTCGTTTGAATGTGGTTTCAGCTGCAGCTTTCTTTGTGCCAAATTCACCTTCATCAAACTTTTCAATCTCTGGCGCGACGGGCGCTGTTGGCAACTCTGGGGCCTTTTCTGTAAAGGTAGGAATAGGCTTTGGTTCGTAATAGGTATAGGGCTCGCGCTTAGTTTCATAACCCAACAAACCAAACAAGCCAAATCTTGGTGTTTTGGTTTCCTTGATTGCTGTGCGCTCAATGACAGGATTCTTCTCAAGCTCGGCCAGCGTGGCGGTGTACTCATCTAGCTTCTTTTGATAGGCAGCCTTCTGGGCTTCGTAGGTAGGCAGCAGTGACTCTTTGTAGGTCGCCATCTGCGCCTCAAAGGGCTTCATCTTCTCGGCCACGCCAGCTTGATAACCAGTGAATGCGGTCTGATATTCACCAGTCAGCGCATCGATGTTGGCCTTGTACTGCTTGGCCAGCCGATCAATATCAGATGTGCTGCGTCGTGCCAGCTGGCGCTGTTTGAATTGCGGCAAGGTAGCCATTACTGCAACCTCATGCCGCCAGCTCCCAAATCGATTGGGATACCAAGCTCTGCGTCCATGCGCTCACCTGAGAGCAGGGATCTGCGTCCGCCACGGGTGCGAGCTCTGAGCGCGGAAGCCTCGGCAGCAGCTGCTTTGCGACGCTCTTCGTCTGCAGCCTCTTGCACTTCTTTGGCTTTGCGCTCCATCTCCAGCTTGTTGGTCTGGTAGTTTTGCTGCGATGTTGCAAATTGTTCGCGTGCAATGTTGGCTTGCTGCTCAAGTGATGCGCCTTGCTTGGCATACTCAGCGGTCTGCTTTGACAACTCAAGCCGCATGGCAGCTTGATCAGCAGCTTGTTGCGCCAACAGTTCTCGTTGCTGTCGCTCAGCATCTTGGCGCGATTTACGCGCTTCGCTTGCACTGTAGGCGCTGCTTAAAAGAATTGCGCCAGCAATGTAAAGTGGCATAGTTAACCTCCAATCAGAACTTCATCAATCTTGTTTGCATCTGTCTCTTCTGTGGCGTGGATGCAAAACCAAACACTGTCTTCGTGTGCCGTAATGATGTGATGCTGGCCAGCAAGAATGTTGATACAAGCAGGTGCCTTGTATTCGGTTCTCACTCCATCAACCTCCACCGTCACATCACCCT